ATAGTACCGTCAGCAATGGTAGTTAGAACTGTACCATCACTTTTAACAATTGTATATGCCATAATCAATCACTCCGATGAATTTATTTATCTTAAATAGTTACTAAATTAGTCAGGCTCTGAATCCTCACCGTATAATCTATCTGTATCTGTCTATTCAAAGACTTTTGTACAGGGTGGAAAATCACATGGGTCAATAGTCTTGTTATGACATTTCCATTGCTATCCGTACCGTAATTTGCTAATAATCCCAATTCGTCAAAAACATAACTTGAGTCAGTTTGAGTACTGTTATCAAAAGCAGCCTGTCCAGCTGGTTCACCGTAATCTAGTAAACACTGGACTAAAATATCTGTATATAATCTTCCTGTGGTATGGAAGACTGTCATCTTGTTTCTAGTAGGGTCTAGGTTAAAAACACTAGTATCGTCTACTATCTTAGCGTAGGTTTCATTATAAAGAGCGGCGTTTTGCCCAGTTGTATTGGGCGGCAGATATGTAATAATACCTGTTTCATCTACGCTAGCACCACCATTTCCAAAAGCCATTTGGTATATTTCACCATAACCACGACTGCTGAGTGTATCTGCTATAGCCTCACTCATGTTTTCATAGTTGATGGCATTATGTTTATCCACAAAAACTTCTCCATTATTTGGATCATAGATTTTGAGAAATCCCTCAACTTTATATGATAAGGTTATCACAGACATTAATCATCCCCTCGCTTCTGAACTAGCACTTCTTTTGAATTTGGATCAAAAATTTTCACGCTTGAGGAGAAATAAAATCCCCCAACCTCATTGGGTTTGGTAGAAGAGGTCTGATCCTTTTTATCAGTATTATTCGACTTATTTTCGTTCATTTCTTTATTTATCATTTAGGTTACATCCTGATATAAGAATTCAGCAGGGGTTGTTGTACTAATCTGCAATGGATCTCCATCAACCGTGTTATATACATACGAGTTCCAAACCATATTATAATCTAGTTCTGCAAGCATATTATTAGACAATCTGCTATAAACCTCTGAATAAATTGGAATGTATGGTTGAATTCCAGTAGCATTGAATCCACGCTGTAATCCTGACAGTCTGTTGTTCACTAAATCTACTGTTTCGAACTTAATTTGTTCTCCATTTATGTAGATTATTTTACCTTCCAATGTTGTAACAGTCAGTGAATCACCGGGCTGTATATATGATCCGGCAGTAATTTTTACTAACGGAGACAATGCTTCTACAACAATTTCATATGCACTTGTTGGTATTAATCCTAATCTTGCAGGGTCGTTATTGTATATTGTAACGTTAGAAATTAGGTTCTTGTCTGCTGCCAAACCAATTGTGTAAATTCCATTTACTGCGGCCGGCGTAGTCACAGACTGAACGCTAACGTCTGTAAGTCTGGTTACGTCATCCACTTCAATGTACTCATCAAGTTCATATAATGGGGCAGTTAACCATGTTCTTGCTAAAGTATTGGCTCTATAAACTACCGGTTCATTTCTTTGATTTACTATTAACTGATATACTTCTTCATCTGGTGTTGAGTTTGGTACCATACTGGTAATAATAACTTCATCACCCGGTACAATAGTTGTCAATATACTCAAGTTATTGTAACTATTTAAATATAGTTTGCTTGACGGTACACGATATCCATTTACAGTTACCCACAAGCGATCTACGTTGTACTGCTCCCATTGAGATACGTTAACTGTATTTGCAGGAGTGTCATTAGTTAAAACAAACGTGTCACCACCTCTTGTTTCAGAAATTGTGAACAATGTTAGACCAACTTTTTCTTTCACATAATATGTTCTTCCTGCAATAATGTTACCCATTATTGGATCATCTATATCTATTCCTGGAGAGGTAAAGATTACAGGAGTATCTACAACTAATTCTGAATTAGATGCTACTGAAATTCTATTTGTAGTAGCAAAAGTTTCTGTCGCAGTTGTTGTAGTTATAATGAACAAACCATCTCTCCAAATGTATCCACCACCCGTGTAAGTAGATACATCTGTTACTGGATAATTTGTAGCAGTTGGTCCAGGATTGTATGCTTGCAGATACAAATCAACTATCTGTGTCGTAACAATTTTAACGTAATATATATTATTGTTCAACTGTGTACTACCTTGAACACCGTCAATTCTAACCAATGTATTTTCTGTTAAATTGTGTGGTACTCCAGTTGTAACTCTTACTGCAGGAGTTCCACCAACTATACAAATTACATTTCCTGTATCGTTTGTTAATGTTACTACGTTTCCGTTTTCGTCTGCAATGACCACTGATCCAGCACTAAAGTATTTTACGAAATATATTAAACCAGTCGTATTAAGTGTGCCAAATGCAGTGCCCTTAAACTGTATTGTTTGTCCTACAACAAAGTTTAGTGTAGAAGTTACTGTGATATCATAGTAATCCGCAGTACCCGTTCCAGTACCTGCACCTGTAGCAACAAACGTCTCACCTACAGTATTACTTGCGGCACCTATCAACGTGAAGTCAGTGGTTCCTATAGTTGCAATAACATAAGGTCTACCTATTACAAATGCTCCTGCACTTACAGTTGTGATATTTGTTGCAGTTGCATTAGTAGTTGCTAATGCCGGTGTAATACTATTGTTAATATTTGTAATATCTGCAACAGTCAATCCATTAACAGTAGCAATCATTGAACCTGTATCGTCTGTCAATGTTAATGCTGTTCCTGACAATTGATCACTTATAACAAACTGTGTACTATTCCATATCTCAGTGATAAAGTATGTTGTGCCTGCAACAATACCATCTAGAGTTGGGGCTGTAAATACGATTGAATCACCTACATTTAACCCGGTCGTATCATATCCGGGTGCGCATGTTAACCAATTAAGTTCTTCATCAAATGCAGTAGTATCATAACCTACGAAGGCAGTACCTGTACCGGTTCCTGCACCGGTTGCTATAAATGATAATCCTGGAGTATTACTTGCTGCACCGATAAGAGTAAAGTCTGTAGTACCTACGGTGTCAATTACATATTCGTATCCAATATCAAAATCACCTGCATTTATTACCGCATCAAACGGGAACTCACTGTGATTAGTACTTTCTACAACAATTTGTACGAACGCTGAACCAGGAGTTCCTGTAATACCATATTGTGAATTAAAGTATTGACGATCAGTTGAATTGTATGTGGTTACCGCAACAGTGCTTCCATTTGGTGGAGGACTATCAAATAATATTGTATTAGTAACGCTACTAATTGTATACAATGCCTGTGTAATTCTTAATCCATTAATTTCTACAATTGCATTATATGGATTATCTTCACCCACATAATTGTTTAGTGCAAATGAAGATGTAGAACCATCACCAGTAAACAACTGAACTTCAGGTATAGTGAATGCATATTGATCAGGTGTTGTTTCCCCAAACACACTGTATACTAGATAGTCTACAGAATTATCATATTGGGCCGCTAATACCATCTTAGCAGAAACACCATTGGGTTGTATACCAAATGCAAAATCATTTGTTACAAATGATGCACCACCTGTTGCGTTTGTTAATGGAATAACTGAGCCGCCTGGTGTTGCAGATACCGTAAATTCATTACTATCTATAATAGCACTAATATAATAAACTGTTTGCGGAATTAATACACCACCAAACATCGTGTTGCTAAACACTATAGGAGTATTAACAATTAATCCGCCCGTTGAGTTTGTAGTTATAGCATTATTTGAAGATTTGGTTCTAGTTACTGCATTCGTTTTACCTAGTACTAATTTAGTACCATTATGATAAACAGCAGGGTCGGTCCAAACACTACCTGTACCAGTTTGTATAATTGCAGTCATTGACCCGGTTGCAGTAGTCAATATTAATGTTGGTCCAGCCGTACCTGTTATTGCATTATAACTTGCAGAAACGGTGATACTACTTGTTACAGTACTGATTGACTTAACATAATATATGGTATCTTCTATAACATTACCAAACGTTACACCTTGGAAGTATATAGGAGAATTAACTGTGAACTGAGTTACATCGTCACAAACGATGGTATTATTAGTACCGTTTGTTGCAACTGCTGTCACTTCAATTGAATGTGAACCCGGTCTTATTACACCGCTGCCTTGGAAATATAACTCTGAGTAATTACAGTTTAAATATATTTCGTCAAATCCAGTCACTGTGTTGTTTCTGATAGGATCAGTTTTTGTATTTGCCTTAACTAACTGGTCTCCGTTACCAACTTCGTACACATCTACTCTTAATCTATCTGTTGATGGACTCAAATAGTTCAAAGGAGTGTTTAATGTTAACGTTTCATTTATATAATCTACAGTGTAATCAAGTGTTTCATACAATGAAGTGCTTAAACCTGTTGCCCCGTCTATCACAAAGCATGCTATTTGAGCAGGACTTAACACGCTTCCTGTCCAATCATATACCGTTTGTGATGCTGACGTTGGAGTAAATTCATATGAGACTACGTTATAACCACTATGTCCGTATGTAGTTATTGGCCAGTTTGTTCCAGGACGAGTAGTTACAGTCATTGTTAATTCATCCGTTACAACACCTGGTACTAATTCTTCTGGACCGTAACCTGCTTGGAATGGGTCACCTACTACGTCATATACAGTGGGTGCTACTACAAACAATGAAGAACTTTCCCACGTTACTCCGTTGTCTATACTCTTTAGGATTGTGTTATTGTCACCGACCACAACCCAAGTATTTCCTGAAACATAGTTTAGACCATTCAAATTCTCAACTGTTCCTGAAGTTCTTTCAGTCCAAGTTACACCGTCTGGGCTAGTCGTGATTCTACCCAAATCGCCTACTGCCATAAATTGTGAGTTAGCCCAAAGAACATCACGTAATGTTTCTGTTCTTGGGTACTTGTACATAATTGTTTGTGCTGGTATAGAACCTGCACCTGACAAGTCGATTGGAGGATTACCAATTGCATCTGTAATTTGAATCTGTGTAGAAGATATTACAGTATGTACATAGTATGTTGTACCGCTACTCAAAACATCGAATGAATCTGTAAATCTAACAGCATCATTTACTGCTAGTCCGCTTATTGAACTAATACCCAATACGTCAGTAGAACCATTGATACCTGTTACTTGTGTTTCAGTTACGCCAATCCAATCTGTTCCGTTTTGTGAATAGTAAATTATACCATCTTCACCGACAATCAATGCAATAGAACTGTTAGAAGTAACTCCATACATTCCCTTCTTAGTTGCAGAAGGAAGTTGAGTCCATGCTATTCCATCAGTTGTTTGAACAATAATGTTAGTGTCAACTATCTGTGTCAATCCAGTTGAATAGTCATAACGCTGACCTTTACCTACAGCAATGAAACCATCAAATATAGTTACTGGACCTGATAACAATGTTATAGGTGCAACACCATATAATGTATTATTCAATACAGTATTAAAGTTGAAACTTTCTCTCCAAACGTAAGTATCATCACTGCGTACAATACTATCACCTACTGCCATGTAATACCCGTTCTTGTATGCAACAGAATATAGTGACAATGCCGCTATATTAATTGAAGTCATATCATACGGTATATCATCATATGGAGTAGAACCATATGGAGTGAAGTACCCGTTAGTTGTCCAAGTAATTCCGTCATTACTTCTATAGATAGGTGTTGCACTATTTGTAGAAGTAATAATATAATATCCACCTGCATAAATGATATCGGTTGCGCCGATACCAACATTTGCTAATTTAGCAATTGCCCAACTATCGCCAGTTGCGCTTCCCAATACAGCCGAATATGTTGGTATGTTTGCTGCGGCTAAATAATGAGAGCCGTTCCACAATACTGATGTAATGTCAACTTCAGTAGGATAGAATTCTTGTCCTTGTAATACAGTGTCTAATGTGAACTGCTCTGCCGGAGCAAAAGGATTTCCTAAGTATGTTGAATTTGGATACGTGATACCAGTGTACAGTTGAGTTAAATCAACACCTGGCATATTATCAGTTGGCTGATAGTAACCAATTGTTCTATCTAATGCATTCAATCTACGATCAGAAGGATCTAATAATTCCCACTTACCAAATATAAATTCATCATCATTATTACTGATCACACAGATATAAACTCTGTTATTAAATTTCACAATGCTTTGATTGAAATAGAATGGTTCAGGTAACAATGCAAAACTGCCTGCCTTAGCCATCGTCATAGAACCACTTGCATTGCTTGCAAAATTAATTACGCTTCCACCTGGATTGGTTGTTAATCTTACAGTGGTTGATGTTGGTTTATCATAAATGTAATATGTTTGTCCTAAAGAAATTTCTGCTGAGAATATTGTTCCTGTAAAGACTACTGGATCATTGAGATTAAACTCTGCTGAACTTGTAACAGTAACTCTATCATTTGATGCTGTAACTGCTGTAGCAGTAGTTGTTGTAAACCCTACGAATGGGAAATCGATTCCACTTACAGGAACTTGCATCAATGGATCAGAATAAACTTCAAATTGATTTGGTGTTATTACTTTCAAGTAATATCTTTCTTTTGCACCAGGAACCGTACCTGAGCAAATTACATCAGTAATTCTACCAGCAACGCCAGGTCCGCCGCTTGTATCAATCGTGTTAACTATCATAGTTAAATCATTGGCAGGACTTGTTCCACCTAATTGATCACCTGTAATTACAAGTTGGTTATCTACTGCAAAACCATAGCCTCCGTTTGTTATTAATACTCTATATCCACCGAGTATGTAACTTACGTCAAATATTGGCAGTGTTGGTGATACTTCACTTGAACTTGGGAACTGTACTAAATTGAAGTCTGTATTAGTATAGCCCAATGTTGTGCCACTTAACTTGATATATGGATCTCCAGTACCGGTCATTAATCCATTAGATGTTGTTAATGTTTTAACTGGTCCACCGTCTGTTGCAGATATCTTAAATTTAGTACCACCAACACTTGGATGTAATCCATAGGCTGTACCTGTACCGCTACCGACACCAGTTGCAGTAAATGTAGTACCAGGATTATTATCCGCTGCTCCAATAGCAACGAAATTAGTTGTACCCGGAACTTCAATAGTATATGATTTACCAACAACAAAACTGCCAGCATCTGTTACAAAATATCTTACATAATATTCATCGCTAATAACGATTCCACCTAATGATTGACCAGTGAATATAATTGGCATTCCAACATATAGGTTGTCTGTAGAATCGCAATTTAAAATGTTATAAGAACCGTCAGTATTATAGACCTCTGTTTCTAATGCAGGGAAATATGTACCCGGATTCATTGGATCTTCTAATCCAGTATACTCTTCTATGTAATAAGTTACACCTGCTGTCAATAACGAGCCAGCTGGGGGTGTCTCTACTTGAATAGGCATATCGACATAAAAATTGTCAACGCCGCCTGTTGAAGTTTTGACTCCAATCTTATTGTTTTCTAAGGTCGCTGTTAATGTTCTTTCAATTAAATTAGTAATTTCACTACCTGGAACATCTATGTCTGCATATTGACCTGATGTTTCATAGAGTATAAATTGCTGACCATTAACTTGACCAGGACTTACTGGCAACGAAACGTTTACAGTCATTGAACCTGTAGCAGTAGTTAAAGGTAGTGTGTTAATTTGACTTGTTAATGTACATCCGGTATTACTTGCGGCAGATACAGTTGTTAGGCTAAATATTGTTCCGTTAATAGTAGCAGATACTTTAATTTGAGTAGCACTTACAATTTCTGCAACATAATATGTTGTACCTGATACTAGTCCACCAAATGATGTAACATCGGACCCTGCAATTTGCATTTGATTAAATATTACCGGTTCGTTAACGGTTAAGTTATCATTACTTTCAATTGTTATTACATCGGTACCTGTTGTAGTTGCTACAACACTTAGCATTAACGGATCGTTTGATTCAGACATAGTAAATGTCTGATTGTCAACAACTGTAGTCACATAATAAACTTGATTTTGTGTAACACCACCGTATGTTGTTCCTGTAAAGAACAATGGCAGTCCAACGTAGAACCCGACAGTTCCTCCAGTACCTATATCACTTAACGGTACTGTTACTCTATTAGTTGCTGCCTGTGTTGCAGTCGCAGTTAAGATACCTGGGTAGTTTACTGTCAATACCGCCGTATCAACAACTTGTCCAACATATGCGAAGGCTCCTGGAGCAGAAGGGATGACAACAGTGCTAAAGCCAGTTAATTGTGGTCCGTTTTCAGTAGCGGATACAGTAAAGTCTGTGATATTAACTATACTATGAACATAGTAAGTTGTCCCTGTAACTAATGGGCTAGGAATTTGTCCACTAAATTTAATTGGCATTCCAACATAGAAGCCAATAGTTGAACCTGAACTATTTGGATCACCAGCGCCATCATCATAAGGCTTTAGTCTAATTAAACTTCCTGTACTAACTGTTCTATCCACAGTGCGTACAAAACTTGACCAAGTTAAATCTCTATCATTTACAACACTGATAATTTCAAACGCTACACCCTGTGCTGATGCAAGGATATCTTCAATCGGTGGTTGAGTTGAATATAACTGTACCGCAGAACTAGAAACTTTCTCGCTATTAGAATAACTTCCTGCAAAGAAAGCACCATAATACTGACCTGCTTCCCAATCTTGAACTTGTGAGGTGTACGTTGTTCTATCAAAACGTAGTTTGATATTGTTTTCACGCACAGGACTTGCAGAACTGATAGCACTAGCCTTAGCACCTAAATTCAATGTGTGGTCATTACCACTACCGTCATTGTAAATTTGAATCCTATCTCTATCGTTTAATGCATCCCCGTAACTTGAATATAATCCAATTACTGATGTTGGATCACTTTCTAATAAGTTTACATAGTACCATTGTCTGTCTACTAGACCACCAATAGCACTACCTATTTCACCTTTTCTATACTGTATCAAGTCTCCGGTACGTAAGTTAGGAGCATATAGTCTAATAGTATTGGTTAATGAGTTTACGTCTGCACTTGTAAAGATAATTTGTATTGCCGGGTCGATTCTGATTTCAGGTAATACTGGATATCCTTGACCTGGATCAATTACATTAATTTGTAATACAGAATCCAATGTCATAACTGCTTCTAGTACGGCTGCTCTTAATGGGGCGCCGTACACGGCTTCATCAACATATGCTATAACTCTAGGAGGGTCAATGTATCCTCTACCACCATTCAGTATAATTACAGGAGGTAAATCAATTAATATTTTTTCACCCGGTATATGATCAGATATAGGGGTATTGTTGTATCCTCTTATGATACCACTTAGTGCGTTAGTTGCTCTATCTACATATGAGTAACTAATTAATTCTTCTCCAATTCTTATAACACCATTGATTGGGAAACCCTGTGCGTTATCAACAAGTACAACTCTTGTACCCAATGTCAGGTAAGAAGTCAATATAGTGATTTCAAATTCTGTTTGACCACCTATACTTACGCCTCTATTTTGGAACCATTGATTATATGGTTGAGTTTGCCATATTGGACTAGTTGGTAGATATTGACTATCTAATGATACGTTACTCTGTACCAATTCAGGAGTAATATATTGTTGCAATGATGCATTATATGTTGCAGGAAGATCAAAGTCAGTGATGTTACCTTCAAATACTTCTTCTCCTGTGTACTTGAATACAAATTCTTTAACCACAACGTGATATGGTTTTACCTCATTGATATAACCTGCCAAGAAATCTTGATTATCGCTTTGGAATACTTCAATAGGACGTAGTTCACGAATCTTGTGTGACACATCAACCAATGAAGTTTTATTTAACCAAGGTAGATAATTTTGCGATTCATCAGTTTCACTTTGAATATATTCAAATAACAGCACTAATGATTTGTTTCTGAATATTAACAATTCATCAGTATAAATTTGTTCGTTTAATGCACGAATAATATAACGTGTTTCTTCGCTTGGGAACTCATCATATGCGCTGGTATCAAAGAAGTTGTCGCCGAAGCCTGTCTTGCCGGCTGCGTAATCCCATAGATACAATTTGAATTGTATTGTACCTTGTTGTAATCCAATTCGTGACCATACACCGTCACCGTCGTAACGATATACTTCAAACTTACCATCTCCGTTAGTATTAACAGTAACAATTGTATTTACGGGTACTGTTAATGTTGCTAGGTCTGCATAAATTTGAACTTGCAATACCGATTTAGTATTATTATCGTATCCAGTTGCCCACCAATTGACATACTCCCAGTAGTCTGTAGTATTAAAGAATTCTCCTTCTGCAAACAAGAAACTTGCATTTCTTCTTGTTTCAGAAATTGGGAACTGTGCTAATACTTCATTAGCATAAGTTAGATAATTCTTTAATGCTTCAAATCTGTCAAAGAAGAAACTTTGACGAGGTCTTGCTAATACACCTGATTGCACTGCCTTTGGCAACCATGGATTAGGTACTACTTCACCGGTTTCGTCTACCCCGGATAAACTGTCTAGCATTCTATCATACAATGACTCAGGTCTATTATTTCCTGTAGGAGTATTGCCATGTATATTTGCATCAAATCCATGTGTTAATAATTCGTTTGGCAATCCAGGTAAGAAGTCATCAGCATAATTTGCTCTTATTAATGTATACTCATTATGTCCTGTATCGTCGCCTCTACCATTTGAATATCCGATATGCAATACTGAGTCATTTGCGTTATAATATTGATCACAATTGTATATTGCATACACGTTCTGTAACAAAGGTGCAAAGAAACCAATGCCTGAATTTTTTGGATTAGTGATGTATGTTTCAATAATAGAGTCAGATAACGTTTTACCTTCTTTTCTAAAGATTAAATTACTATTTCTTACCCAAAAGAAATACAATGGAGTAACTACATCACTTGCGCTTAATATATTTTGTGTTGAGAATAGTGTTATGTCAAACGGTGTACCCGGGCCTGTATACTCACTTGGTGGAACATTACTTGATACCCAACTGTATACAGCAACGTCACTACCTGGGAAAACAGTTCCCCAATATTTTGCATTATAATTTGCATCATTGTTTTGATGATAATTTACAAAGCGTACATTTGTTGTGTTAAACCAAAGTTGACCAACTTGTTTTGATCCCCATGTCATACCTGGCTGATCTGCGTCAGTACTATTATATCTTGCTGGATCGTTATTTGATACCACATCGATATTTTCTCTACATGCACCTAATATCTTGCCTTGCAGTGGGTCAATGTAATCTAAATTAACAAGTGTGTTATTAGTTTCTGCACTAAACAATTGTATGTTTTTAATTTTATTAATATCTACAATTGGAGAAGATTCTCTATATACAGACCAATCAGATTCACCTGTAGGATTAATATATATTACTACTTGACCATCATAGACTTCAGGTAAAAAGTTTGGAGAACCTATTAATACTCTGTTATTAGAAAACGATAGTGCTTGACCATATAGCGGATTAAATCCATATTCTAAATTCAAGTTATTAACACTTTGTGCATATACATATTGACCAGGATCATTTAGACTTTCATTATAGTTAGCCAAATAATCAAACATATATACTGCGCCACAATTTGGACTTGTATCTACAGACTGTGTAGCATTATTATCAAATATTGTATCGTTCTCTAATGTTTCGTCATCACTGAAATCAAAACGTGTGCCAGCAAAACGTATGCCGACCGGTGCGCTAATTACAACTGAATTTAATTCATTGAATTTAATATTATAACCAAATTGAGTTGGGCCAACAGCATGAGGAGATCTAATTACTTGTGTTTGAGTATATACATTAATTCCTAACTCAGACAATGTGTTTGAGTTTAATGCTGATAGCAATAGTTTTTCATTAGGCTGTGCCAAGTCAGTATTAATTACCTGAATAATAAGTTTATTGTCGTCGGTTGCACCCGCTGTTATGTTAGTAATCTTTTCTTGAATGATTGCATTGGCTGCTACTGTAGCATTACCCGGTGGTATTGTAACGCTGTAACCATTAATTAATATTGTTCTATTAGTAGTTACATTTACTTCGTTAGTACCTATAACTACACCATATTTACTTCCACCATTTGTATAACGGTATACGCCGCCTTCTTCGTTTTCATCTGATAAATCAAACGGTGCACCTATTAATAGGTCTGTACCTGCGTTATTTACTGCTACGCTGTATCCATATTGAACACCTACTCTAGGATCGTTTCCTGTAGTAAATGATTGAATTAATGTGAACTTGTCTCCACTAATATTAATAATATCACCTGCCATTAATGGAGCAGTATAATAGAAACTTGAACCTATTACACTATAGTTATTATCTGCAATTAATGTTCCGTTAACAGTTACATATAATGGTTCAAGTTGTAAATATCCGTTAATTGTTAGACCTGCTTCAGGTGCTAATGTTACTGAAGTAGAACTTGAACGTGATTCTTTGACTGTAATTCTAGTTGAACTTACTACAGTATTAATGTAATAAACTTTATTAGCCTGCAAGCCAGTGCTACCAAAATTAGAACCACTGAATACTATAGGATAATTTTCATACCCTGTAAAGTCTACGTTAACTCCAATTTGATTTGAAGCATATACTTGTGTTGTTGCAGAATTTAATGTAGTGCCTGTCCAAGCCAAATTAAAAGTTTGAAGTCCCGAAGTATTAAGTTGTGCTTCAAATGTTTGTATGCTTCTGCTATACGCATAAGCCTTACCCCAATTTAATATTGAACCGCTATAGTCAACATATGGCGCGCCAATTACGACTGTATCACCATTGTAATCCGTTGATATTGAATGACCGAAATTATCTCCGCTAGACAAACCTAGAACAGAACCATCAATAATATTGACTAATTCATAATTTACTTGTCTTGCTCTACCTGTTTCTCCAACTGTTCCGGTGCCTGAAGCGATGAACACTTCGCCTATTTGATTATAGGTTGTAGTTGGTGTGGTGCTTATTGTTGCAAAATCCGTATCACCTACATTAGTAATTGCGTAAGTTTTACCTACAGTTAAGTAACCAGCATCAACTTCAAAACTTTGGCGTCTGTAAACATAAACCTGATTGTTATCAACATCTGAAACGTATAGCCAATTACCATCGCTTGATGCTGATATCGAACTGCCCCAATTAGTTACACCACCTGGTGCACTGATTGCAGTTTGATAAGTTATAATGTCATCTGATAATATACTATCGTTAACATAATAAATGTAAACTTTAGGAGTACCGCTAGTTGGTTCAGAAACAAATATTGTGTTATTGACAATTAATACTTGTGAGCCAAAACTTGTACCTTGAGTTAATGTTTGAATATTGTCATATTCATTGGTCAATCCATTCAATACATAGCGATATACTTTTCCTAACCCCGCATCTGCGAATAGATAACCTATTCTAGGAGTATATGCTACTGCACTACCAAAAGTACTAGAAGAAGCCTTAGTAACTTCTCTATCATATTGGTAGTTAATTCCCTTACGATATACAGCCCAGTTACCGTCACTGTTTTCATCTACCCATACAGTATTCTTAATAAATTCACTGTCTAACAATGGTAAATTGTTTATGTCTGATGGAGTCGCAACACGCTGAGATTGGAATCGTACTACAATACCTTCCCCATTGATTAGACCGTCATTAGTTAAGAATGTAAGATTAACTAAAATTTCAAATAAATTAACTACCTCAACAACAAAATAATATCCATCAACGTTAGAGTTGAAGTTTATTATAGCGATCGGATCTAATTTTGTTAGATTATGCGGCTCAGCAAAAGTTACTGTTGAAGTACCATTTGGATTACTTCTTACACTTACTACTCTTCCGTTCTGTACTGGAGTAAGTACTTGCCATCTTCCTAAATAGTCTGCTAACCAAACATAATTTCTAACATAGAAATCTTGTATAGGGACAATTTGTCCGTTTTTATTAACTGCATTTGGTAAACCTGAGTAGAAATATGAACTCATCTTTACGTCATTAAAGTTCACGTAGCCTGCGTCAGGATATAATTTAGCAGGTGCATCTTTAGGAATAGTTGCTAATATATTTGGATTCTGTACAGGCACACTATAATTAAAGAGATTGTATACTGGAATCTCCTGTTGCACTTCTGCTACTGAAGGACCATTTATTAAACTTACTAACGATGGGTTAGCAGTCATGTACTCTTGGTTAACTTTAAATTCGATAAAGTTATTATTTGTAATACTACCAAACTGTCCTGACTTGATTGCCCAATTTTCGTATACTTCGTAGTCAATACCACCTTGTGGTAAATTAGCGCCACGGAACGCTTCTACAGCATTTCGTGTGCCTTTGTTCTTAATTAAATTTTTATAAACATTAATTTGCGTAATGTCTGTGAGGTCTGCCAATGCTAGATAATCACGTGGGCGATATCCAATCAAACTGAAACTTAGTAAGTCTGCGTCTTGCTCAAGGTTAGCCCTATTTATATCATAGTACAACGTACTTTCATAACTACGTGTGCTTGAATTTGGTAACAACCCTTTTTGAATTTCGTTATACTCTGTTTCTTTCCACTCAGTTTCATTAAATGTGTTTGAAGGTTGAACTATCTTAAGCGCAGTCCAATATTTGTTCTTGTATAATACTATAGAACCTTTAGTATATTTGATTTCTCTTGACCATTCTTTTACGTTATCTTGGTTGAGAATAAAGCCTGAAGCCGTTACTGTGCCATTCCATTCTGCTGTTTTTGTTCCGCGAACAGTAATACGTGTTTGACGTAAGCCAGTAATTAAGTTATAGATAACATCATTAAACAATGTTACGTTATCAAAAACAATACCATGTTCAAAGTTGCTCATGTTGAATTGACCGTACGCAATGGTATCACCTTGACTTAATGCCTTAACACTAAACATATTACCATCACGGAATACAGCCATATCAACTGCTTGTATTGGATATAAGTTTTGATTTAATACAAAGTTAGTTTGTTGAACTGTTAATGGTTGAACTATACTATTTGGTTGGTCAATCTTTAGTAAGTTAGCGCCTGGGTTCAATGTTAATACACTGCCTTCACCCCAACCGGTTTGTGCCCAGTATAAGAATTCAGCAATCATTTGACCCCAGTTAATTTCTAAACCATATTCTACTTGGTCAAAGATAAAGCCTTTACTATTCAACCATGCTCCATAACTTGCCAAAAACACTGACAGGTCTTGAACATTATAGAACATAGTACCATATGGTACTAATATTTCATCACTACTATAATCTCTTGTAATTTTTACACTTGAGTCATCAACCTTAATGTTATCATAGTTACCATTGTTTAATGGAGTCAGTGTCCTAAAATAAGCCATTGACTGTGAGTTACCATATACTGTAAACCCCAGACCGTCTATTTGAATAATTATAGAACTATAAACATTTTTATCGAATGGTTGGTTGTCGTATAATAATACTTGATAACTTTCGTCAGGGATTAACAATGATGAATTTCTACTATTAGGTGTTCCCTTTTCAACATAGAACTTGAGTAATGTCTTATCGCTAAATCCGGCTAGTCTATAAACTAATCTTACGTCAACGTTAGACAATAGTTCTTTAATATTTTGTGTAGCAGTTATGCCCAACTGTTTTTCATAATCAACAATCCAGTTGATATAAGAAGTTTTAGGTGTTCCTGTACCATATATTTCAATGTTATTAATAACCAAATGGCTTCTATCATTAACAAGATATTGGTTAAACTCTGAACTATACTTATAATTGTCTATATCTACACCTAAGTTAAAGAACTTAGCGGGTTTAGTCAATGCTAGTATTCGCATTAAGTCAAATGGCCATGTACTGCTTCTACGATAACTAAATTCTACCGGTGCATCGTCGCCTATGTCCCATTCATTTTGGAAAGTTTGTGCATTATAGTTTCCTACAATTGCATCTAATGGCGATAACAAGTTACCATTACTATCTACTGGTAATACTTTTAATAAGTTTGGTCTTACTTCAGCAGGGATAACATAAGGATCACCGTTATTCCAATTGATACCTTGTTCTAAATCTCCCCACAATATTAAGTTGTCACTTGTGTACGGAGCAGGACCATATCTATCTGTCCACCAAGTTGGTTGATTTACAAAACCCAACAACTCCCACGGTGTTTGATTAGGAGTGCTTGTACCAAAATAGTATTCGTAGATACCTCTCCAATATCCTTGTTCTATAGGCTCTCTGTTAAGTTTATTGCCTGAATTTCTATAATTGAATGTAAATGGATTATTCTTATCGTAGAATTGTCTCTTGTAATTCAATCTGTTTTGACCAATCCAATTTAAGAAATTCTTTTGATAAATTTCTAAGTACTCTTCATATGTATAATCGCTGTCTCTAAAGAAACCCGGAGTAATTTCATATGCTTGAATAGGTATAGGATTACTTATCTTAAGGTTATTATAAATTCTTGTTTCAAACTCTAATAGAGCCTGATCTCTATAATCAATTAATATACCTAAAGTAGGGTCATAATCACCATAGAGTTTAGTATATGACCCGTCGTGTCCTTTAATAAAATATGTAGGTTGTGTGTAATCACTGTCTAGTACTACACCTGGGATATATGCTGGATACAATCCTAATTTAGTAGGTGTATTTGGAATATATGAACCGTATGTCTGATTATATTCTTTTACGGTAATCTGATCCGCAGGTTGTAATGGAATAATAACAGTTAATGATTTGCTATCTGTGCTAACTGTATATTCTTCACCTATAATCAATTGTCTTTCAACAACAGTACCTTCAATAACTCTTGACAAATAAACCAATAGTCCATAATAGTTAGCAGTTGAGAAATCATAAATTTTGCTTAATGGATAAACGCTAGTGTCTAGGTCATTATTGAAAGTATAGGTATTAGTTATGTATGGCGCTTTACTTGGCAACATGTCAGACCAAAAGAAGGCTTGACTTTCGCTCTTAGCCGCAGATAACTGATCCAATGCATCATCTAATATGTATGACGGTGTAAATCGTTGTGGATAATCAGTGCTATTAACAGTATCTACTAATAACGTCTTGAACTTAATGTATTCTCTGCTATTGAATAATAGCGCATCAAATAAATTATGATTTTGTTTGCGCAAGAATGCACTAGGCAATACTAAGGCAGCACTGTTCTGAATTATCTTTGTACCGTATGGTACAAGATTTCCTAAATCTCTATAGTTGTTAGAACCAAACATTGGTCCTTGGAAGTTAGGATTATTTGCGTATATAGTTTGATAGTGTGCGCGGATATCTCCAATATTTGCCGTAGTCAAATCTTGGTTCAATGGATTGTTATTTAAATTAATTGGTATAGTATAGTAAGATTTTAGACTTACTTGATCACTCAACAATAATATTTGAATTACAGTATCTTCATTGATAATATTATTCAATGTTACAGTAGTGCTGTCAGGACCAACTGATACCGTATATGAATCTGATGTTTGTAAAACATTATTAATATAAACTTGTATTGTTGGCCACTCACTTTGAGTAGCATCTAGTTTTGCAACATCACAAATATAATTTGCAGGAGGATTAGATACAAAATAATCAAAACTAAAGACTTGATATTGTACGCTAGGACCAACAGCAGTTTGCCATCCCAATTCACGTTGATATTCATCACGTGTTCCGTAGTTCAATACATAACCTGTATTAACTTTTTCTGTTATTGGATCGGTACCGCTAACATAATCAAATGTGTCTGTGTTCAATGACACATCAAATGATATGTCACCCACGTTGTCGATTGAACTATAGCGAACTGGGAAACCTAATATAGTATCATCTAGTCCGGCCCCTATGCCATAAGCAAATAATTTTGAACCAATAAATGTGGTTCCTCTATAAACTTCAGTATCGCCAAAACTTATATTATTACTATCTACAACGTCAAACAACGGTGGTTGATTTACGTCAGTTTTCTGTTGTCCTCTTAACCAATTGATTCCGTCATAGTAATATGTGTCACCTTGATAGGTGAATCCTCTTAATATTACTGTTTGATCTTTAGGTAACACTTCTCCGTCCGGTGCCTCAGTCAATGTAATAACTGGTAACAAACTTGAAGTTACTGTTGAGAAATTAACAATATAAATTTTATTCTTTACGTTGATGTTAGTATCTGCGGCAAACACAATTCGTGCCCCATCAAATACTTTATAGTTGTCATTTTGTTGATCATCTGCAACAAACTGTACATTGTTTATTGTTGCGAATGTAATATTATCAATCCAACTAATTGTCAATGTTGTAATACCGCTTGATTCAGTGATATCTGTAATTTGCGCATCAGATGGTAACACGCTTGGATAAGTTGTTGTTGAGGTACTAAAACGTAGGTCAGTTATATACTGTCCTATTTGGAAAGTTCCAATGATATCACTTGTTGCTATTGTTGCAGTAGTAGACGTACCACTAACAACTCCTGTCAGCGTTGCTGTATAATCTGTATATGTCTCTACATCAGGATAAAAACCAGTTTGTCCTGCTACCTGAGAAAGAGCATCAGTTGATTTGAAATCGATAAAGTCTATTGCACTTTTACCTACTGTTCCTGCATCAAACAACTTTAAGTTAGGATAAAACTCAATAATAGGACGTTTTGCTTTAGCATCAGCGGTTGCATAAACGTTTACTATTTCTGGGTTGTTATTATATTCTGCGGTAGAATTGATAACATCAATATGGAACCAACGATTACTACGTGACCAAGCATTTTTATTAATAGCATTTCTAGCAATAGTAATGTAATCCGGTAATACTGGTACAAACAGATTACTGTCGTAGTTACCAATATCATATGGTGCAGTATCATATGGTATGTAGTCACCTTCAGTAAAATCTTCAGGACATACTAAAGAAGTAACCGGTATTAATTCAATACCTGTCCCAACTCCTTCTACATAATATTGTCCTTGTAGATAACTAGACGGAATAACGTCTCCATCAAATTCAACTTTCAATCCATTTGTAAATGTTATACCATTTGTAGATGTGAAATTCTTTTTTCCTAAAATATCAGTTTCTACATTCAATGTATTTGTGATATTGCTTTCAATGATTTTAATAATACCAACTTTAGATGGACTAGTTCCATCTTGGTAATATAGAGTATCTAATGGTGCAGTAATTGCAGGTATCAGAGCAATTGTTCCTGCGGTGTTTCTATAGAAACCTCTATTGATCCATGCTGATCCATAAACTGGAGTAATTCTCTGCTCGGTAGGAATTACTGCTACTGGCGTAAGTCTTAGTACTGGATCACTAGGATCACCTATGTAACTTATTTGATAGAAGTTTTGACTTACTAATGAAGTATAACCTTCTTCTAACAAACCTTGATTAATGTTACCTGTCATTGTGCCAAATGCAGTTGACAATGTTACTGGCTGTGGATCAGGACTTCCTGCTTGATATGATGTAACTGTAAACTGTGTTGAACTCAATATGCTATCTACATAATAAATTGTGCCAGATACAGCATAAGAGTCTAGTCCACCAAATGGGGTTCCGTCAAATGTTATTGTTTGTCCTACCACTAAGTTTGCAGTAGAACTGCATGTAATTGCACCTGATACATCGGTAGCAGAAATAGTAATTGTTAACGGTGCTACTAAATCAATATTTGTATCGTACTCACCTTCACCAAAGTATTGTGAGGTATATCCAGTTTCATTAGGTACACCAGTGTCATAGAACATAACGGTTAGCCCGTTAAGTGACGTTACTCCATCAATACTACCTACAGCAGACAATAATTGACCATTGATTTGTGAGAATGGTACTGTACTTACAACATCTACTAAATTGTTGCCAGGATAATTATATTGGTCTTGTGCGTCTTTTGCGGGTACGGTGAATGTTACAATACCTTGTTCGGCTCCGTTATTAGATACACCAAACACATCTCTAGTATAAACATTAGGTTGTGTTGGATTGTATCCACTAGTGCCGGGTGACGTTTGAATCCAAAACTGTGAACTTTGATTTACATAGAAATTATATGTACCACCACGCAATAGTATTAATGTAGGGTTAATTGATCCTGCACCAGTTCCCAATGTTCTAATATTATATCCGCTTGCTAAATCTGTAACGATATAATCGTTTGTTGCAAATACGGTTGCAGCCGCAACTTGAACAGCGGGAGGACCATCTGGTAACCAATAGTATTGGTTAAAGTTAATAATCTTATCTAAGTTAGTAAATGAATCCCATGCATAGAATTGACTTTCAAACATGCGGTCATTGTTATTAGTTACGCCGCCTTCTAATTTTAAAGAATCGATGATACCCGGATACGTGATAAAATCTTGTGCTACACTTTCATTCTTTTTAGTGAATACAACACCTGGATCTAACTGATAATCCGTTCTTACCTTAGTAGGTTCTGTAACGTAATAATCTTTAGCGTTGACTCCGTAACCTAACTTACTACCAATGTATCCTTCAATTCTTTTTGTCAATGGAGGATTTACAAGTTGGTCTAATGTTGCTCCTAAAAACTGACTGTTAGTTGGAGTTTGAAATATTTCTGGTAAGAAATTTAGTGTTCTTATTCTTGTTGTAGCCATGTCGTTTTATCTTATTTGTAATTCAGCCGGTGTTAGTGCCGGTACAACTAATACATCTTCTGCTGTGGCAGCGTTTACGAAAATTTCATATGGCATGCACTTAATTTCATATAAGTCTCCAAAAGGTTTAGTAGGATCATTTGGTACCAACACTGCTGAACTAATCAACTCTCCGCATTCGGTGTGTAGGAATGCACTTAGTTCACTAAAGAAAAATGTGTCTCCAAAATTCCAATTATTGATATTAAAATATTTGTTCATTGCAGTAAGTACAGCACTTCTAACTTCACTATCGCTAGCATTAGTGTTACTTGCCTTAATCACTTTCACAGTTCCTCTTAATGAAGAACTTGCTTTAGCACCAAACAAAGGCTTGAACACTACACTATTTAATATAACCGAATCGCTCAACATTTTGAAATCATTGACTTGACCATATTCTTGGTTCAACTCATTAATTGTTGGTCTATCTGGCTCTACTACAGTGTTAGTTGAATCTTGTATCCAATTTTGATATGCTGTGTAATAACTTTGTGTTACAACATATAAGTCAATAATATTTGTTGTAGTTGGATCAATACGTGTTGTATTATTACTATTATGACGATATTGGAAACTTACACCTTGACGACCAGGTTTCACACTATATTGTGGTTGGGGTGTCAATATATAAAATGGTGTGTTTATTGTATTGTCTTGTAGTGATCTATAAAATACATTATCACTATATGCATAGAATAATTGCCCTTCTGGATAATCATATTTTACAACTTCGATCTGTGTCTTATTTGCATAGATATAAACTACATCGGTTGATGGGACAATTTGTTCTCTGGATAAATTAATTGCATCTTCTAATAGTTCAAAGAAAACATATATACCAATATTAGCACCACCGTTAACATATCCAGTAACTTCGTTAAAAAAGTCAGGATTTAAGATTAGTGTTCTATTATTAACGTCTGTGGCAGCAACTTCAACTTGGAAGTCATTGATATACCCATCACTTTCTACAGTTTGTCCTAAAACATTTACTTTGATATCTCTGCCAAAAGGATAACTTGTATTTGGTTGATTGTTTGTAGACAACACACTTATAAAATCTTGTAATATTTTTCCTGAAAAAGGATCGTAAACTAATTCGTTAGGAGATAATGTAAATCTAGTATCAGATACACTACCAAAGTAATATGTTAATGAACGATAACTTACTGTGTAACGATTAGCGCCAACGCTGGTAAACTTTACAAAATATCCTGCATCTGTAAATGGATTAATACTCCAACGTTCTTGATTTATAGGAAGTGAGTTATTGAAAACTAACGTAAAGTCTTGTGCTAACTCCATTCTAACTACGCATTCATCGATAACTTCTTGTGACAATGAATTATCAAACACTGGAATAATCTGACTTAAAATTGCACCGTTAGGAACATAGCCATTTAATGTTACAGGTCCTGTACCGTTAGGGAACGCACCGTCACCGTTATTATAACCATCACCAACAACATTTAATACTGTAGACCAAATATAAGTTTGGTTTGTTGGACCAGGAATACCTGAGACTAATCTATTATTGTTGTCAAAATAATAACCCGTTGGTGCTGTGAATTTACATAGCGCACCAGTAGTCACGTACTTTGCATTTTTATTTGAGTATATACCTAATGGAATAGGTACGTTTTGTGAACCGCTTACATTGTAAAAGTATCCAGACTCACTATTAGCATCTACTGTGCTTGTCTGCCAATATACTACCCCGTCCCCTGATGCCGTATTTACGTTATATCTTGGGTAATTTTGTATATAATACTGTGTTGCTTTGTTGCTGTCTAATGCGTTAGCCAATGATGATGTTAAGAACGCACGAATATCATTGATATTAGTAATAAACAATGTTAAGTAACTATCTGTATTATTTTGATATAGTGCCCCGTCACTGCCAAAAACATTAGTACTACTGTATTTTCCAGTTGGATCAAGTAAATCTAAGTTCTTGCTAACACCTATACTGCTACGATTTATCGCCTTACTTTTAATAATAGAACTATAAAGTGTATATGGGAAGTTGTTATAATCTTCACCATTCACCATACGGTTCTGTGTATAGTAACGAGTAGGCGCACGTTGCTTAATTTCCTGTACAGGTTCTCTTTGCTGTGCATTTGATACTGCTAATGGTAATTCCAAACCAACCGTTAAGTTTTCTGTTTTACCATTTCTATTAACGTATGTAAATGTAACAGAAATACCTTGCATTTCACTAGGATCAATAGTATATGTTAGTGCATTACCAGCACGTACATATGCTCTGAATTGTCCTACAGGTATTTCACTAAACACACCATCACCAAATACATATGTTACTTGGTCGTTAAAACGTGAGTTTACACTAAAAATCTTTTTAAATGATGTTTCTCTTTGTAGGTATGCATCAGCATACACATTGTCAACTTTACGCCATAACAATCTGTCGCCGTTATTGTCATTTAATTGATACAACCAAGTGTCGGTATTATTAATGCCTTGAATATCAATGTCTACAGTTTGGTTAGCAATCTGCTGTTCTAATTTAAAATCTGCGGCTTGTAATGACCCTTGTTTAAAGTAAAAGAACCATCCTGTTTCGGGACTACCATATCCTAATTTATCATTACGATATAATATATTGAATCTTTGACTTGGTGCAGGAGGAATCTCATAGATATAATCCTCATCTACACTAGTTACACTAACCAATTCAAAATTCATGTTTTGTCCGTCAACTGAACTATTGAATGGTACAATCGGCAATGTGCCCTGTGGAATCTGAATTGTATATTCGTTAGTTGTAATACCTAATAGGTCTGCGGTATTACCTGGTTTACCTACACGCTGGGTATTAATAAGTGTTGCGTTTATAATCGTATTAAACTGTTCTAACCAATTTGGGTTAGCAGGATCATTCCAAAGTATAGGAATGTTACTTAAATTAATACCATTTATGTCTGTGATATTTTGTGAGGTTTGTATACTTGTAACTTTAAGATAACCTTGACCTGCAAGATTACGTTTTGGAGTATAACTTACTAAGTCTGCAAGTTTGATAACGCTGTCTCTACGTTCAGCAGTATCAATAAAGTTCTCACGGGCATTCAAGTCATTTCTAAAGGCCAAACCTTGACCCATAAACGCCATAACGTCTAGTAGGGCGATAAATTCTGAACTTTCAATGTAGTCATTAAAGGTCTCAGGATAGTAAAGACGTAGATAATCTATGAAACTTTTACGTAAAGTCTCATAGTCATAACTTCTAAAATCGGCTTCGCGGAAGGTTTGATAGATGGCCTTCCAATCATTTACGCCGAACAATCCTGATTGTCTTGAACTTGTAGCCATAGTTAATCTCTTTTAAGTATTTATCATACCTAAAAAAGCGATTTTGTTATTGTTGTAGAGAGGCCGTGTTAGTTTTATTATCAAAAAACAGGCTTAATGTTGTGGCACTATTGAAGGGATTTACCGCTAATTCTACTTCTAATAGAATTCCATTTTCTTGTGGAAAGGCTTTTACGTAGTTTAATTCTATTCTAGGGTCTAAACTAGCAACTCTTCGTATTTCATTTTCTAATTGAAACTGCACATCTGCGGTGTTTGGCTCAAAAACAAATGACCAAAGAGTAGTTCCGTAGCCCGGTTGTCCAACTTTTTGTCCTTGGTGTATGTTAAGTGCGTTAACAAAGTCTTGTATTACTAGTTGACTATCAGTTAACTTATACTTTTTTCCAAATACATATGGACGGGTTATGCTGGCAGATCCATAGTCACGGCCCAAATTATTTATAGGGTTAGTGATTCTAGGTTTATCTGCGTTGATTGTACTGAAACCGATATAGTTTGCCATAAAATTATTTATGCTAACCCTAACTTCTTCTTAAGGTCTATGTATGTAGGATCTACTGTTAACGCTAGCCATTTGCTCTTAGCGGCCTCAACACCGGGATCGCCCTGTGGTAGATCACGTTTGGCAGCATAGAATTCTTCTCTAGCGACTCTAATTTTATCAAGGAAGGCATTTAATTCTTGTGCAGTTTTTATTTCTTCCTTAGCCTTATCTATTTGTTGTTGCGCGGCTGATTTAGCACCCTCACTAATTTCTCCAACAAGATTTGGTTTAGGAATCTTAGGATCGCCAAACACGCTAGCAATCTGTGCTGTTAATCCTGTACGGTCTGTAGTATTAAAGCCCACAGTAGGTAACTTAATTGAAACTGAGCCACCCGAACTTAGTGCAGATATCGCTGAAGTCAATTGCGCTGCCGCACCTGCTGCTAATCCAGAAGTTGCTAAATTAGTCAATGAGTTCAATCCCGCAGGTAAAGTAGGTAATGGCAGTTTGTTTAGTGCCGCAGTAGCAGCCTGTTTTGCTAAATCTCCTATTGCGGCAGTGCCTGGTAATGAATTTACTGCATTAGATGCATTGTTTACTACTGCCTGTACAGTTTTTTGTCCACCGGGTAAGTTACTTAAACCGCTTGCTAACGATGAGGCACTAGATGCTAAACCACCTACTGCTAATGATTTGGCTGCTACTCCTAAAGCGGCTACGCCTGTTCCACCACTTGTTAATGCTGATGCGGCGCCGGTCAATGAACTTGCGGCTCCTGTTACCGCACTAGCGCCTTGGGTCAATACCCCTGCTAATGCTCCGGCAGAAGTACCGGTTAAGCCAGATGCTCCTGCTACTTGTTCTGCGGATTTTTTAGCCAACTCAGTTAAGTTTTGAGGTACACCAGCCGTCATAGGCTTAAATGATCCTGTAATGGCACTGAATGCTGATCCGGCTACACCTTTAGCACTATCTAGTAATCCAGACAAGCCTGGGGCAGAACTCATTGCACCCAATGCTTTAGATATACCACCTAAACCACCTGTCACATTTTGTGCTACACTTGCCGCAAGATTACCTGCACCGATCGATTGTAAGGTTGCTAATCCTGTAGCACCCAACGGTCCTGTTCCGCCTGACGATATAGCACTTAACGTTGATGTTACACCTGTCGTTGCCCCTGCCATTACTAGACCTGCAAGTTGTCCTGCACTTTCTTTACCGCTTATCGCTCCGGCGGCAGTCAATGCACTTTGTGCTTTTTGTAAGTTAGCAACTTGGGCAGTTGCCTGTGCAGTTGTGTTGTTAATATAATTTGATAAAGTTTCTGCGCCTTTTTGTCCAGTAAACAACGATGATGGCATAGATGCTGTTATGTTTGCTCCGCTGTTAACTAAACTCTGAACTAGTCTGTCCGAGCCCGGTTTTAACACTCCAGCAGACACCATCTGTGCGGGATTCTGTGCAAATGCTCCGACGGCTGCAACTTTTTGCGCCCCTTGCTGAACGATTGCGGCTCCTTGAGCAGTTGCGGCTGCAAGTGGTCCAGTGGCTGCATTTTTTGCCATAGTACCTAAAACAGCACTTGTGGTGTTCTTGTCTAATGCTCCACTGACAGCAGTTGTTGAGGGCATAGAAACCGTTGTAGCGACTGATACTGGAGTACCTGCTACCGATGCCGATGACTGGTTGACTGCTGCCTGTGCTGGTGTAGGGCTTGCCGGCAAATTTCCCTTAGCACTTAAGTCTGCTTTAACATCAACACCTTGTCCAGCGTTTGCCCAAGGTGTGTGAGCAGGGGCACGTGTTACAATGCTTAATAACTTACCAGGACATGCGGCAAAACCCTTTACATCGTCAAACAATGTATCAGTATGTGCAACAATTGGTATAGGATCAACTTCTTTTGGTATAGTTGATGTTGCGCCTGTGTTCAGATTAATCTTTTCTCCATTAATGTAAGTTATATTCTTACTTACAA